TTCTTCGGAATACATACGGCAAATGCCATACTGATGATAGACAGGATCAGGAACAGAACGGGGAAAGCTGCATGATATGAGTTTACTGAAAGAATCAGAAGAGGTCAGAAGACTTCTTCCGGAGCTTCATGTCTTGCCCGATAAGAGTATATGAGAATATACAAAAAAATGACAATAATAATGGCATATGAAGTGATTATACTCTATCATCTTCATATGCCATGGTATGATGTGGAGACATTTACTGAATATCCCTTTTTATTGCTTTTTACAATAATGGCATTATCCGGCAATCGCTTTCCGATTCTCTTTTTGGGGATATTTACGGAACAGACTCCACCATTTCAATTTCAATACGCCAAACAGTGCTTCCCCGAAGATAGAGGAGTTCATCTTGGAAGTGCCTAATACACGATTGATAAAAATAATGGGGACTTCCACGATTTTATAACCACACTTATATGCCGTAAACTTCATTTCTATCTGGAACGCATATCCTTTGAAATGGATACGATCCAAATCGATCGTCTCAAGCACCTCACGACGATAGCATTTGAAACCGGCTGTCGTATCCTGTACTTTCATTCCAGTAACAAAACGAACATATACGGAAGCATAATAGGACATCAACACACGTCCCAACGGCCAGTTCACGACATTCACACCGTTACAGTAGCGGGAACCGACTGCGACATCACCACCCTGTTCCATACAGGCCGCATATAATTTGGGAAGATCATTCGGGTTATGACTGAAGTCTGCATCCATTTCGAATATAAAATCATATTTATGTTCTATTGCCCATTTAAATCCGCAGATATAAGCCGTACCCAATCCTAACTTACCTTTACGTTCCACCATGAAAAGGCGTTCGGGGAACTCTTTTTGCAACCGTTTTACAATACCTGCCGTACCATCGGGCGATCCATCATCTATAATCAAAATATGAAATTCTTTCTCCAACCCAAATACAACCCGAATAATATTTTCTATATTCTCCTTTTCGTTATACGTGGGAATAATAACAATACTGTCTGACATATATTTTAATCTATTAATTTCTAATCATTTACATATATGACTGTAAACTATTTGTAAACCACCCTCCAAAGTTACATATTTTTTCTGTGTAAATCTATCATCCAGTTAGCCCATTCATCCGTCCCGTAAGCCGGAATATCGAACCACTCCTTTTCCCTCAATTGCGGCAATAGTTGCATAATCTGATCCAGTTCATTCCGGAACCGGAAAACCTCTTCTTCCGTCAGCTTTACCGAATAATGTTTCTTGCATTCCTTTAATCCAGGAAAAGACTGGAGCAATCCCATAATCTCGGAGAAAGCGGAAGATTGACCTTTGTCTATCTTTAATGTGATTCCGGACATCTTTCCTCCATCTTTTCAAGTTGATATGACAATAGAGCATTTTCTTGCTCTAAGGCATTACACCGGCTAACAGCTTCCTTGAGCTGCTTCCGGAGTGAGGCTATTATTTTGTCTTTATCTTCCATCTATTTATATTTTAAATTAAAAGTTATGACAAAAAATTGTATCTTATATGATTGCTTTAATGCAATAGATGATCATTATCAAACTCTCATCTGTACATTAATAGATTCCAGAAAATCAATTTTAGTAAACTCGCTTAGTTTCAATTTATTAATGAGAGGATTTTTTGCTAATGAAGCTTACTATCGTTACTTATTTCATCATTCATATTATTTATCACTCAAATACCATTATGATGAAATAGAGAAAATTATTTACTTAAAGGAATAATCATCTATTAATTAAGCCCTTAAGCATACTTTCTCTAATTATGGCTTTAGGTGCAAATTTCTGAACTATAGACTCAACTATCACCTTTTCTGCCTCCGAACAGATAGGGCTAAGTGTTATTTTCATTTTTGATAATAATTCAGGATTTATTTCTAAATCAAAAAAAGAAAGCTTGGGAGGGATTCTATCATATACAGCCTGCATAATCCGTTTTGGCATCTGGTTTATGTCTATATCTCCCCAAATATTAGGTAAAATAGTCAATGTGAAACGATGTTCTTTTTGAAAAGCCCAACATTTTCGTTTATATAAGCCTATCTTTTTTAGATTCATTTTCATTGCTCCTTCCCCATTTCCCATATCTTGTATTTGCACAACATCTCTCATTTCAGAAAATGGATTATCCACATATAATACTTTCTTAAAGAACATTTCCGAATCATTAAATGAAGGAACTACTAAGTAATCTTTCGTTACTATCTTTTCAATCGGCAGTATTGAACTTTTTTCATTCTTCGAATATACATCAACTCCATAAAACCTTCCACTAGGAATATGGTACTTTAAGAACATATCACTATCTAGGCTAATTCTTATTCCGTGCATCTCTTTACCAGCATACATTTTCCATAAAGGAATACTTTCCTCTTCACTATCGGTCCAACATGACACGAAAGTATAATAACTAAGTTGGATATTTTTACAGGATAATCCTGCTTCTTCGCTATCATCAACCTTATCAAGTCTTGTAAAACGTATCGTTTTATTTTTCAATATGAGAGCTAAATTTTCAATTGATGTATAATGATATAATTTCATAACTAATACTAGTTTAAATTGTTTCTATAATTGATTTCTCCTCAACTTCCCTGCCACCTTATAAAGAAACAAGATTTCACTCTTAGCAATATCCCGGTCTGGAAACTTACGACGGCCATCAGGATTCAGTTCCATATTATATGAAACCATCGTAATATAACCATCACCTTTAGAACTTTCATAAAGATTCTTTATATATCGATCTTCCTGGGTTATAACAACGTAACACTGGCCATAGTCTATATCATCCCGACTTTCGATCCTACGAACAAATATGATATCTCCAGATTTATACTTGTCATACATGCTATCTCCAAATACCATAATTCCTCGACATCCTTTAAATGCAGGGATGGAAACCCACTCTGTTATTTTGTTCTCGTCCCCCTCTAAACCTATACCGTTCCCCGCACAAACACGAATATCAAGAATTGGCTGTCGGTCATTGTAGATATTAGCATCTACATCTTTATTCCGACCAGAAATAATATAGTCTATGTCAAAATCAGTATATACTTCTGAGATTTTTTTTAATGTTTCCTTGCTTGTTGAATCGGAATATTGAGCTACAGAACCATTTGGAAGCCCTACAGATGCTTCAAAAGCTCTAACACTAAGTCCTTTTGATAAAATAAAAGCCTTGACTCTATCTCTTAATTGACTTACTTCTTGTTTTGCCATAGATAATTTGTTAAATAGATAAAATTATCTACACATAGTTTTGTTTGTAGATAAATATATCTATATTTGCACTTGTAATAATTAATACAACATCAAAGGTAAAGAAATTAGTATATATATAATAATGTAAGGAGGTAAAAATGGAAAAATTAACCCTACAAAGTCATGGAGCAAGTGAACTGTCTTTCAAAGACAGATATGAAGCACTTGATAAGATTCCAACACCCAAACAGGAGTTCGTTCGCCGGATTGCTAATGCGACAGAGCGCACAGAACAAACTGTCTACAATTGGTTAAGAGGCACATTCAACCCCGATAAGCTTTGCAAAAAGGCTATATCTAAAGAATTAGGCGCACCTATAGAAATTCTTTTTCCGGAGGGAGAATCATGCATGCAATAGAATTCTATACCACTCCATCCGGTGAAGTAATCATCAAAGAACAGGGACAGCCGGAGCGCCAGTTAAAGGAATCGGATACCGACTTTATTCAGCGTTTTCTAGAGGTGCTGGAAGAGTTCTATCCAGAAGCCTATACAGCTCTCCGCAAGTATTACGCCCGTTACGATGGGAATAAATGCTATCGTGATTTCTTGGCTATACGCCGATTTATCAAATGCAACTTCGGGCTGTATGACAACATGATCGATATCGATGAGAACTGGAATTTCAAATTTGAGTTTGTCGGTTGTCCGCTGCGTGGGGAATGCGATGGCTTCAAAAAAATCTGTGAACCGAAGTTCAACAGCACACTTTCAGACAGTCAACTTAGGGTGATGGAGCTTTGCTACTATGGCAAGAAAGACGAAGAGATTGCGGAAGCGCTTTTTATATCGTCCCACACCGTAAAGAATCATCGGAAGAACGTGTTCCGAAAACTCTCGATACACTCTATGGCGGAGTTTATGCGATATGCAAACGAAAAGAATCTTTTTAAAAGCGAATAATCATGCAGACCGACACAACCTATCCAAACATTCCTTCTTTTCGGAAAATCGAACTTGAATACCTCGCTTGGCAAATCACCAAGATACAAGCCGGAACCAGAGAGTTTATCGGACAAAAGGAAGCACATATCCGCTTTGGACGGCAGAATGTGGAGCGATGGGTCTCGGAAGGTACTTTACAGCGTTACAAACGGCCGGGCAAAATCGAATACAGGTTGGAAGACTTGTATAAATGCGCCCTAGATCCATACGATTACTAAATGAATTATTAACACGGCAAGGCACTCCAGGTAAAGGGTTATCGGAGGATGTTTACAATATAAATCCAACTCGCTATTTCAAAGACAAGTAAACGGCTTTTGCCAATTAATCATTGATGTATGAAAACAAATTACTGGAAACTCGCTCAAGTAGCGAGGTGGGGATTTTACATCCTGTTTGGAACGCTTGCCATACTTGGTATTATCGCTATTTGCTTGGGGTATTTCCAGCATATAGTTACGGCATCCGGTTGCGTGGCAATGGTTTACACGATAAAGAAACATTGGTAATTAATTTTTAAACAATAGAATCATGTCAAATCAAATTCAAATTAAAGTAGCTGAACTAAATCAGCTAAATCCGCTCATGATAGCGGATGATAGCCGGGTTGAACAGAAGTTTATACTCATGTACAATGCGATCTGGGGAACCGGCCAAGGAACTCAGATTTATGAAAAGGAAAAATTCAACTTCCGGAAAATCTTACAAGACAAGCCGGAACTGCAAAGATGTTCTCCACTGTCCCTGTACGGCTGTTTCTTAGATATTGCCGTAAACGGCCTGTCTCTTGATCCCACAGGACGCCCCCACTGCTATATTCTCCCCCGCAGCACGAAGACCGGCTATAAGGATAACAATGGCAACGACATCTATGAACTGCGTGCTTACCTTTCCATCACCGGTTATGGGGAATTGGTTATGCGCCAGCGTGCCGGACAGGTCCGGTATGTAGATAATCCGGTTGTTTGCTATGAAGGTGACACATTCTCACCGGGATTGGTTGACGGAGTAAAGACCGTGACCTACCAGGCGGCCTGTCCCCGCAAATCAAATAAGGTGATCGGTGGTTTTATCCGTATTGTCCGCGCCGATGGGACTGTAGACTGGCATTGGATGATGGAGGGTGATATCAAACGCTTAGAGGCGTACAGCTACAAAAACAACCAACGTTGGAATCCGCAAACCCGTCAAAAAGAAGGTAAGGCGAATGCCCTCTATACTTCAAACGAAGGCGGTATCGATCCTGGGTTCTTGGAAAGCAAACTGATTAAACACGCATTCGACGGATATCCCAAAGTCCGGACCGGAAAGTTTACTGTATTCGAAACTCAAGAAGAACCGCAGGATATTGACTACGGATTAGAACAAACAACCGTTATTCAGCCCAATCAACCCGGACAGCAGCCACAAGTCCTCCAACCTCAATCGGAAAACCCTTTACAGGAATTCGGAGAGCAACCACAAGCGGAACCGGTACCCGCATCAGGTATAACAACCCCAATATCACAGGAAGATGAAGACGCCGGATTTTAATAAACTCGATCAATCACTTAAAAATTTATCACAATGGATACACAAGCTAACAATTCTCTTATTAAAGTGGAAGAATTCAATCAGATCATGCAATCGGCTCCTGCCACCTTGCAACGCAACCAAACTTCCGTATCGACATGTAACCAAGCCGGACAAACACTTCTGGACACCATTGAAGCGGAAGGAGGTATTAGCTCGGATGAACTGGATGCGAAGGTCTCAGAGTATTTGGCAAAGACGAAAATAACAATAGAAAACATGAACAAGCGTCGTAAACCATTGACGCAACTTCTGGCTACGGTCAGCAAGTCTTTTACCTCTTTGGAATCGGCTATCGACGTCAAATCGGTCACCACTATTCCTTATAAGCTCCAACAGGCCCGTAACAAATACGCGGCCAAGAAGATTGCCGAACAAAAACGACGGGAAGAGGAAGCCCGCCGTAAACAGATGTTGGAGAACGAAAAGGCTCAATATCGATCGGATATCTCTGTCATGTTGGATACAGCGTATGCCGCATACGTTGAAAAGCATATCAATGCACTAAACAGCATGTTCAACCGCGCTACTCTCGCTACCTACAACGATGTATGCCGACGAATATCCGAAACAAGTATAAATTTCTCCTGGAGTGCTTTTGTTGAAAACGTTTCTGACAACAAACAAACCTTCTATATGGACGCAGAAACCCGTAAGGCAATAAAAAATGAAGTCGCTATACAAAAGAAGAAAGATTTTACAGAACGTTACCGTTTTGAAATAGAGGGTACAAAGCAGGATTTGATCGACAAACTCCCCAGCCTCCGCAAACAACTGGAAGAACAGGAAGAGCTACGCCGTACCAATGCGGTTGAAGCTGCCCGTATGGAAGAAGAGCGAAAACAACAGGAAGCGGAAGAAAGAAAAAAGCAGGAAGAAGAACGCAAACGCCGGGAAGAAGAGGCTAAGGCCAAAGCGGCTGCTGAAAAGTCTGCTGCCGAAGTACAGGCAGCATTTGATTTCTCAGCAGCCAGCATGTCCCCTACTCCAACGAAAGCCAAGGTCAAGAAGAAGATCCAGATAACCAATCCACAAGGATTCATGCAGGTATATCAGATGTGGTTCATGCGCGAAGGAATCAATATGAGCATGGAGGATCTAGAGAAGGTACATAAGAAGATGATTACCTACTGCGAGAAAGTTGTGAATAAGGACGGAGAGCAAATCCAATCCGCATATGTAAAGTATATCGATGATGTAACAGCCAAATGATATGAAAAAGAAACTCTATCTGTCCTCATGGATAAACTTCGGAAAATACAGACGCGAGCCAAGTATTCTGAAAAAGATTCTCGATACGGAAGAGGGCCGCAAATGGTTCCGGAGGCTGATGGATAACACCTACAATTTCGAATTTGACTTTGCAGTCATTGAATATCTAAAACTCAAGGAAGAAGATGCAAGATACGTATTACCAACGGTCGGAGGTTAGTAACTCGGACCTTACGGAACTAAAGAACCTCCTCTATCCCCGTACCCAATACGGGGATAAGGAGAAAGCCTTCAAATTCGGCAGCCTAATCGATGCGATGATTACCGAACCGGAAAGGGTCAGGTATGACAAACGCATGGTGGACGATATATTGTATTCCGGCGAGGATTGGGAACTGGCAGAAGCCATGAAGAAGTCCCTCCGCATGGAAGCCCGACACGATCCTTTCCTGGCCCAAGTGCTTGCTAAGGCGGAAACTCAACGATTCATGGTCAATAAGAACCAATGTTTCCAATATGGCAACTTCAAATACACGCTCGATACCCGGTGCAAATGGGACTGGTGGCTTCCGACCTACGGATTTGGGGGAGACCTGAAAAGCACTTTTGCCAGCACACAAAAACAATTCGATGAAGCTATTGATTTTTTCGATTGGGACCGTTCCCGCGCCTGGTATATGGATATCGCAGGCAGTCGGCAGGATTTCATCTATGGTATCTCCAAGAAAAATCAAAAAGTGTTCAAAGCATTCATTAAACGAGGCGATACGATTTACCAGAAAGGTAAAGAAAAATACGAAGAACTTGCCTTCCGGTGGTGGATGCTGTTCGGTTGAAAATAAATAGGATATCCTTTTTTTCGGAAGATATATTTTAAAGACAAACAGACATGAATTTAAATATCACACCCATAGATAAAATATCCAACGAGTTGGCAGCTATTGATTCCTATCTGAATATTACCATGAGTGAAGAAGTCCAAGAAGCTGTCCTACGTGGAAACGACCTTGCCGTCTATATCGCCCGGACCGGGAAACTGTTAGCAGATGCCAAATACCATCTGAACGGGAAAAAGAAATCGGAAGTCTTCGATACGTTACGGGAAACAGCCTCACGTGCCGGGGCTACCTCCAAGGCAGTAAATGCTATCATTGACAGTCTGTGCAAAGATGAACAATATCTTGTCGATTGGTGTGAGCGTTTGAACCGGACCGCGACTCATCAACTGGAATGGTGTCGCACTGTAATCAGTAAAGCAAAAGCAGAAATGGCCTTAGCGCCCCAAAGTTATAACAATCCTAAATTTTAAAAAGTATGGAAGATGAATTAGTAAAAGAACAACCTGTGTATGAAATTCAGAAAGTCAAACTTAAAAACAATCAGGTAACAGCTGACTACACAGAGCGATTTGTAGAAGCAAACTACAAGAACGAAGTAACCAAATCATCCCAGCAATTCGTTCATCCGGACCTGTTATATGCCATGAGTTTGTTAAAGACTCATGCCGTCAAGATTTGCGAAATGCAAGAAGCCGGAGTTGTAAATATCGAAAATCCTTCGGATGATGATCTGAATGAGAAACTGAAAAATATCGTTGTCACTGGGTATAGCAAAGGTGGATCAGACGAATCGGCCGGTGTTTCTATCCAGGCACAAAAGCTATTGAAAAGCGGACAAGTCCTTAACCTTTCCGTCCCGTTTACAAAATTCGAAGACGAATCCGGCGAGGGATATCCGTATGGGGATGCTTTAAGACAAGCGGTCAGCCGACTTGACTACGAAGTGGACGCTTACTTGTTCGGCGGAAAATATGGAATCAAACAAGAATCGTTCGATTTCGATGTTCCTGAAGAATCCGATATTACCGGAGAAGCAGAGCCGAAGCCGAAGAAACGCGGCCGCAAGAAAAAAGCAGAAATGGAGGAAGTCGCCGAAGAGATAAAAGCGTTTGACGAATTTGCATAACACCTACCACTATGACAATTACACTGCAAAATACAGAAAAAGGTCAATGTTATGCGGTGAAGTTTGACAGATACCGCCAGCAGGTTGTAGACAAGCTGAAAAGCTCTGTTTCCATCCGCTGGTGGGACAAACAAACGGGCGCATGGCTGATTCCGGCAACCAACAAATGCAAAGCAGAATTGGATCAATTGACTTATTACGTCCGCCATTTCGAACCGGTACAATGGGGAACGATTGCACAATCACAGACAGAGGAGGATGTTGCTTTTCAAATACCGGAAATGCCGGAACTAGACGGAGAACATGGACTGAAAGTACAGCCTTACCCCTATCAACTGCAAGGAATTGCACGAGGCTTGCAACTGAAACGGTTTATCAATGGAGACGATATGGGACTTGGTAAACAACAACCGGTCAGTAGTTACGTGGCTACTCCAAACAGCTTCAGACGGATCGGAGAGTTACAAATTGGAGACGAGATATTCGGCAGGGACGGAAATGTATATGCCGTAAGCGGCGTGTTTCCACAAAAAGAACGCCGCGTGTTCAAAGTTACGTTCTCTGATGGCGTATCCTGTGAATGCGGGCCAGAACATCTGTGGTGTGTCCGAGATGTCAACCGTAGAAGAAAGGGGAAAGGATGGATCACCAAGACAACACAGGAGATCATGGATTCCGGCGTAACCTACAACCTGAAAGGTTTTGGCCATAACCATACAAGACGGAAATGGGAAATCCCAATGTGTGAACCTGTGAAGTACAAGGAAAGATTATACATCATCCATCCTTACATCATGGGGGTACTTTTGGGAGACGGCCATCTTTGCGGTGGTAACGGAAAACTGTCTTTCTCTACACCGGATATGGATGTGGCTATTGCCGAAAGGGTAAGAAAACTTTTACCCGGCGACATGCTATTGATACGGGACGATTACGCCACGTGTCCGCGATACAACATTACAAAGAATCCGACAGTCCACGAAAATCGTTTTTACCAAGAGATCAAACGGCTCAAAGCAGACAAACCGAGTGTAGAGAAATTCATACCATACGAATACATGCACGGATCGGTGGAACAGCGCATCGACCTCTTACGCGGTTTGATGGATACAGATGGATCGGGAAAGAAAAACAGGATCACCTACAGTACCCTTTCCTATGGCATGGCACGTGACATTGCCCTTTTGGTACGTTCCCTTGGAGGACAGGCGATCATACGCAGGTACGACAGGCGAAATGAAGGTAAAGGCGTGGAGTTTCAAGTAAACGTGAGGATCAAGGTTTGCCCGTTCTACCTCGAACGGAAAGCTGCCGAATGGAACATCAAAAAGACGAACTATTGTTCACGGTATATCTCGTCTATCGAATATATTAGAGAGGAAGATTCCGTATGTATAAGCGTAACCGCTCCGGATCATTTGTATCTGACAAACAATTATATTGTAACGCACAATACACTTGAAAGCATCGCCACTATCAACAAGGCCGACGCCTTCCCCTGCCTGGTAATCTGCCCGAATGTTGTCAAGATCAATTGGCAAAGGGAATGGCATAAGTTTACAGACAAGAAAGCGATGGTATTAACCGATTCCGTCCGCGATAGCTGGCCTTTCTTCTGGCAGACAGGCATGAACCAGGTTTTTATCGTAAACTACGAAAGCCTACGAAAATACTTTGTCCGGCGGATCATGAAAGCAGAGAAATGGACATTGAAAGATGTCGAATTTCACAACACGATCAAACTGTTCAAGTCCGTGATAATCGACGAATCGCATAAAGTCAAATCAACGGCCACCCAGCAGACCAAGTTTTGCAAAGGCATTGCATCCGGGAAAGAATATATCATCTTGCTGACTGGGACACCTGTTGTCAACAAACCAAAGGATCTGGTTGCACAATTGGGTATTATGGATCGCATGATCGATATGGGTGGATGGAAAGGTTTCATGCTTCGGTACTGTTCCGGTCCTAACCAAGCGAGCAATCTAAAGGAGCTAAATTATAAGCTATGGCAACACTGCTTCTTTCGTCGGGAAAAGTCGAAAGTACTCACCCAGTTGCCGGATAAAGTGCGTCAGATTGTTTCCTGTGAGATAACGAACCGCAAGGAATATATGGATGCGGAACGCGACTTGATCGATTACCTGAAACGATACAAGGAAGCGGACGACGAAAAGATTCAAAAGTCACTGAAAGGGGAAGTTATGGTTCGTATCGGTATTCTGAAAGATATTACCGCACGCGGAAAACTGAAAGAGGTTATCGACTTCGTGAAGGACTTTCGGGAGAACGGGAAAAAGATCATCCTGTTCTGTAACCTGCATGAAATTGTAGACCGCCTGATGATAGTTTTTCCTTCCGCCGTCTGCGTCACCGGACGACAGAATATGCAGGAGAAGCAGGCTTCTGTCGATGCCTTTCAAAAGAACCCGAAGACGGACGTTATCATCTGTTCCATTAAAGCGGCCAGTGCCGGTATTACGCTCACAGCAGCCAGCGATGTCGCCTTTATTGAGCTACCTTGGACGTATGCAGATTGTGATCAAGCAGAAAGCCGTGCCCATCGCATCGGGCAGAAAGACTCAGTGAATTGCTACTACCTGCTTGGCCGTCGAACGATTGACCAGAAGCTCTACAGAATCATTGAAGAAAAGAAGCATATCAGTAATGCCGTATTGGGGGCTGAAGATAATATCCAGACGAATATTGTTGATATGATGGCAAATCTTTTTGATACGAACGAAGAGGAGGAATAAGAAAGGCAGCGCCTCACAGCGCCACCCCCTTGCAACCGGAAACAAATATATCAAATAAAGACGACTATGGCAAGTGAGGCATTGAATAAATATATTGAGAAACGTTACGACAGGTGGTTGGATCTCGCAAATTACTGCTGTAATATATCAGGATTACCTGGTGAAGGACGAGATGTTTTAAATGAGGTATTAGCTGGAATATGTGAAAATCCGTCTGATAAAATCGAACGCATGATGGAGAAAAAATCAGGGGCCTACACGGAGCTTGACTGGTATATCATGCGTTCGATTAGGTTAAATGCCACATCCGATACAGCACCTTACCGGCATAAATACAAACATATACCGGTAGATGAGAATGTAGATTGGCGACGGCTGAATATCATCGACGAACCCGACGACAGCCCAGATCATACCGAATATATCCGGGAACGTATGCAGGATATCCGGAACATAATCGATCAATTAAGCTTATCCGAAAAAGCCAAACGGATCTTTGCTTGGAAATTCTTTGCAGGAGAGTCTTTCGCTGATTGGCCAGGACCAGAAAATAGGAAAGATTTATATGAAACCTATAAAAGTGTTTTCAATGCGGTGATGGAGAAGAAGGATGGGAAACTGCTGTTTTAAAAAGGAAGAGCGTCTGGATATCACTATCTGAACGCTCTACCTTAACTATGAAAAAATTTACGTTTTTCGATTTCTTATATTTCTTCAAGCTGGATAGCAAATATTTGTTTAACCTATTTTTACAGTAAATTATTTACAAAAACTCCCTCAAATTATTTATTTCAAAAAAAATATCTATCTTTGCAAAAAGAAAAAATCCCTCGAATGGTTCAGATTCGAGGGATATAAATATTACGAACAACTAAAAAAGGAGGTAAAATGAGAAACAAATCCTACAATTCGAGAAGTTCATTAATGGACTGCAAAAGTAATTTATTATTTCCTGATTGGGAAACGATGCCACGAAAAACTATCACTCAATCCACATTTGAGGCTGATATTCTTGAATTCTCGCCTTCAATTGTATCTGCGATTGAATTAGGAATGAGCGATTTATCTAATTTTTGCGCACAATATCCACTAGCAAGCAGAAAAAGAAATGTTCGAGCGACTAACTTGAATGCATTTGTTATTCAGCAACTAACAGCTGTAAATGGATTAAAACTAGGTGAGATTACAGGGAACGGAAGGAGATCTTTTATCGATATAGGGGATAACAGATTATTTCCCAAAAAAATAGATAACCTGTTAAGACCTTCTTATATTTCCACTAAAACAGTAAGAATGTACCACAATCAAGAAACCATTGATGTTGAAGATGATCTTCCCATAACCTATTTGGGATATCAAGTAGATAGTGGTTGGACTCATATTACTGGAGTATATGCTGTCCATATGGAGAGCAATAAAATAGAGTGGTATACGGATATAGTCAATTTAGCATACAAAAATAAAGTTCTACATAGAAATACAACTCAAGATATTGATGTTTCTGTAAAAAAGGATTTGAGAAGGAAACGATCTGAATAAATAAGAATTCCAAGGCTCTTTACCAGCATTGGAAGCAAATACAAAACTTACTAAATCACATTATTATGACATTATGAACATCATTTTCAAAAATATTACCTTGGCAAGAGAAAGTCGCGGCTATACACAAAGTGATATGGCTGAAGGTGTTCAAGGATTAACACAGGGAAATCTTTCACGCATGGAGAAAGGTTTATTGCCTATTTCTGATGATATTATTCGAAAAATATCAGAATTTCTAAACTATCCAATAAGCTTCTTTCAAAAAGAGTGTAATATAGCAACTGCTAGTTCTATGTTCTATAGAAAAAGAATAAGTATGCCTAGAAAGCGACTTTCTAAGTTGGAAGCTCAAATCGATATAACAAGTAGAATTATAGATGATTTGTTAGAATCTATAAATATACCAGAATTTAATATCCCACATGTTGACGTTACAGATAAAATGACTCCTGAAAATATTGCCTATAGGATAAGAAATTATCTAAACATACCTAGTGGGCCGATAGCAAACATTGTATCGATATTAGAAAAACATGGGGTTATTGTAATTTTTTATGATGTAGATTATGAAAAGTTCGACGGTGTAACAAAATTCACTAATAAATCTCAACCTGTCATTTGGATAAATGAAAATATGCCTAATGATAGAAAACGTTTTACTTTAGCTCATGAGATGGGTCACCTCGTTATGCATCTAAGAAACCAAGATCTAGAAGCAGATGACAACGAGATGGAGAAGCAGGCAAATAAATTTGCGGCTGAATTTATGCTTCCGTATATAGAATGCAAAAAAGACTTTTTCAACCTAAAATTCAATGATTTATCATCATTAAAGTATTATTGGAAAATGTCTAAAGCTGCAATTCTTTATAGAGCTAAGGAAATTGGTTCTATCAATGAGCAAACATATACTTACTATAATATATGCTTAGGTAGAAATGGAGAGAAAAAAAATGAAAGAGAGATAATAGATATTGACAGACCTACTATTTTACCCAAAATGATCAATTTACACATAGATCAATTAGGATATGAGAAAAGTGAACTGGCTGATATGCTTGGATTGTCAGTAGATGATCTTAATAAATTATATTTGAATCCAGATGTAAAACCTAAGTTTAGGCTTGTATTATAAAAGAGGAGCAACAGGGTTCAAATAGTATATTTGAACCCTGTTGCTTATTAGATTCTCAACTTCCTCATACAATTTACTCACGTTTCATTAGGGGTGGTAAAGATTTTACTTAACGTCCAGGGGGGGAAGCCTCTGTAACGTGATAATAAAAGAAACTCTATTAGTCTTCCAAACTTTTCCAAGCATCCGAATATGAATATTCTTCTCCCCTAAACATCCTATTATAAAAATTAAGAATAATCTGATCTTCGATATTCATTGTCAAATATATATTCTTTACCTCTGGAAAAATTTTCATATAATCTCCAATAAAGATACTTAATAATGTCACACAAAACATAATTTCCATTTTTGCAAATTCTATGAACTTGGGATTTTCCACATCAAACATTACTCCATAATTTCGTACAGAAATATAAGAAGGATGGGCATAAGTAGAAAAATGTGTATATATATTATCTAACAGAGCATTTTTCAAATTAAACAACTCTGGTATACTCTCCCATGAAACACAAGTATCAACATTTGCTTCTTGGATATTTACCCGATAACTTTTCCCCTTCAATATTTTATCTATTTTAGCCTGATTATCAGAACTTAAATCTTTATATGTTTGTGTATTTTTTATAATCGATACATTATCATCTATTTGCTTTTGTTCTTCATCTCTTTGTTCGATCAATTTTGAATCTGTTACACCTGAATACAATCTCGATTGATATCTTAATCCTTCATTCTGAAACAAATAATAAATAATATCCTTTTTTTCATCTGTATCAGGAATACAATATATTATTTGAAATGTACATAGCATTTCAAATACCCCCCTAACTTGCATAGCAATAATTGTAGGATCAATAATCCTATTTAAAGCAAAAGTTTCACGACTATAAGAATCCTCTCCCAATTTATCAGAAACAAAATCATCACACTTATAGTCTATTCCGTCAAGAAGTTGATTTATATAAAGAGTCTTTGAGAATAACATCTGAAGAATTATTTTTAAATCAGCTTCTGACTGTTTGTGAATATCTTCATAATGATGTTTATTTACAACAACCATTAAAAAACGAGAAAACTTTTCTAATACAATTTTACAATCCTCTAATGTACTCAAAGTCAATAACGAAGTACAATAATCTCTTAATTCCTTTTGATTCATAATATACAAACATTAAATTAATTTGCTAATATAGTATTAAATATTTGCATTCAACATCTTTCAGTCATGTTTCGCAACATTTACAGCCCCTGATTATTAAAGAGACATCCGCCCTACCCTCACGGGCAAGACGGCCACACCAGTATTAATATCAAACAAAAGCTATCTACCAAATCCGATAATAAACCCCGACACCTATATAGGGCGAAAGACCGGATCGGCCAACGCCGTACCCGGTCGACACACCCAGCCCCCAACGCCTGGCCGGTATCTTTTTTGTAACATATACTGTCTTTGGAAAAACATCTATGCTATCCAGGGCTGCGTTGTATCCGGATACCCAAGCGTGATAATCTGGTGTAGAGTATTCCTTTTGGATGATCGGTAAAAATACTGTATCACCTTTGATGTATTTAACGATCGTGTCACCCGGTACCTGGATATACTTTGTCACTGTTTCTCGGACTGGAACCGGTATAGTATCTCTAACCGTATCAATGACTATGACGGTATCTATTCCCGTCCGCGCAAGCCCGTCCCGCCGGAAATGGCGTCCGGCAATAAAACATGCCGACATACAGAGCAATAATAATATGACATGCCACGCTTTCATTAGTACCTCCCTTTCAGATATTGCTTCCGATTCTGGCTGGAGAGTTTCAACGATAAATGCACGAACGTACTGTACTGGATGCACTGGTCAAAATCCAGCCCAGACCTCCGGAGACAATCGACCAGGTACGCTGGGTGCTCACAGGCTACATCCGCTGCCTCTCCCTTCGTGTGTTGGCTGGTAGGCACACCTCCAACGGCTTTATTCAGTTCTGGACACCGGTAGCCGCTATTGATAACCATCCGCTTTCCGTACTTCTCCCGGAGAGGTTGCAACAGGTTTACTACCAGGTTCTCGATCGCTTTCACTTCCTGCACTCCCGGATCATTGGCAATACCTTTCTGTGTCGCTGTGTTGCTACGGGTAAACTCTTTCAATTCAAAATTTTCACTGATTTTCATTTCCTTTTTCCTCCACTTCTATTATGTCCGTTTTCTTCTCGAACAGTTTAAATATATTTACTTTCACTTTCTTTCCATGTGCTTCGAAATAGTTGCTATAGCAGGAATTTATCTCGAAACCATATACAACAAGCAGGACAAGCGCAGGTAGCAGCGGAATGTCGAACGGAATCCCGAAAGCCTTGTCTAAAGCACCCGCCAGTAATATCCAGCATAGATAGTCAACCATCTTGTTAATCGTACGCCTCCCCGCCCTTGATTTCCGTATCTTTTCCTTACGGGCTTTTGCTGCTTCTATGCCAAACCTTAAATCTGCCAGTATAAGCACAGCCCCGGCAAGCAAGAAAAAACGGAGCGGGTGCAAGAAGCCTAAAAACTCGCTCAACGCCACGGCTGCCATGCCGTTTATCACATTTCTCTCATCCATTTACTTGATCCTGATTTTTATTTATTACATTTGCTGTAGTTTTTTGTTGCCATAAGGCAATATTGTTTATTTAACCGCCTCCGGTCTGTGATAGATTGGAGGCGGATTTTTATATTATTCGGCTGGTTGCTCCTCATTTAGCGGTTCATCCAAGATCTTCACATACGTCGGCATCGTGAACTCGGAGAACATCCCGTTGCGATCTATGAACTCAACACGCTGTTTGAGATATGTCAATTCTTCATCTGTCAAGTCTATATCTGTTGTTTCCGTTATGGCCGCTGCATCTGTAAAACCTATGTTGATTTGGCCACCTCCCAAGTCTTTAACGACAATTCGTTTCTGATCAACCTCCGAGATCGCTATCTTACTGTCTATCGATACTTTCAGTTCCATGTTTTTTCTCGTGTCAAACTGTGGTAACACGGTGTTGAGTATTAATACTCTGTCTTTCAATGTTAAATTCATCTTCTTATTCTATATATAATAAACCTGTTGCACTATCCCATTTTACATTATATTTTGTTCCAGATGTATCTAAATCATTAATCTGGGTTAACGTTGGTAAGAAACTTGCTTTTACACAAGTCCTAAATACCCATGAGGCATCAGATTTAAAATGTCTGACAAAAAAACTTATTTCCCGATAAGCCGTTGCATCAGGATTGTATTTCATTACAATAAATTTTCCGATATTACCTAAAATACCTTGATAAGTTCTTTGAATTTCCATACCTTGAGCTTCTCTTGCTGCAAACAGATTAACATAGTTATTATTCCACGATTTGTCGGTTAAATAAATGCTTGAAAAATTAGATGTGCCTCCATTGAGACTTATAGCATTTAACATTCTAACATTAACATCTCCACTTTGGTCAACTCTAAAATCTGCACTTTCTGGAACTAAACCTCCAGCCCAAAATCTTATAGAACTATTAGATGTGCCATATCCTGTAATCCCAGCTTGTCCATTTCTTAATAAAATGGCATCATTTGCTGTAATAGTCCCATTTGAAATCACGTTACCTGAGCTATCAACGCTAAATGTCGGATCAGTGGGTGGTTGCCCTTTCGCCCCGGCTGTTCCTCCCGACCAAATACGGATTGTACCAGACGCCGACATTCCACCTGTGCTTCCAAAAGCGATCGCACCCGTAGTTATGAGTCCGCCATTGATCTCCGTTATTGTATTGTCATATTTTGAGGCAAGAACCCATTTAGAACCGCTATATCTATAGATATTCTCCCCATCCACCCATAAGTCATTTGTCCGCATACCCGATGTTGGAGCCGTCGTTTGATAAAATACCCTTGCCTTGTTATTTGCAGTCAATTGGGCGTTGTTGGCTACATTTGACGCATTCTCTGCATCCGTCAGGGCATCATTTACCCCATCATACAACGGTTGAAGGTTAGGACGGTCGGAAATGTTATTATAACCGGATGTTCCGGATTTGAATATCACAGGTCCGGTTATAGTCCCATTCACCAGATCAATCACCAATCGGGCTAACTTGTCCTTTATCAATCCTGTCGTGATCGTCTGGCCGGCAATCTCAGTGTATCCATAATTCGGAAGCCAAGAGCGTACGCCATCCTCCGGAGTATTGAGCACCCCTACCCAGAAATGATAGAACCCTGTTTCATCCTCTAACTTTATCTGCCGTTCACTGACATATATTGAGCCATTTGTTCCTTCTTTTGGACATTTGGCATAAACATAATAGGCAAGCGAATTATTCAGCCGGAAAGAAGCCGCCGGAATAGCCCATTCGCGGATTTCCTCGCTAACGGTAAAGTGTACTAACTTTCCTGTCGTATTCTTGAAATAGTTGGCATCATTGTCCGCATTCGGAATAAACTTCATTCCTATAAGCTCCATCTGCTGGGAATTGGTACCGACGATAAGTTGCGCCGTATGCACGGCCAACGGCTTGATAAGTTCGGTAAAATAATCCCCTTCCGGGTCAAACATCATGCCCAAAGTTTCCATCACGTCCCGCCATGAACGTTTCGTATGTTCCCGAACCGGCTTAACCGCATCCTCAATCTCTTCCGGCACTTTATTCACATCATCCACCAGATCCTTAAAACCATTCGATTCAAGGAAATCGGACAAGGTAAGTTCATACCGGTATGAAGGTGTACCGTCTTTCTCGATATACCTTTTTATTTTGGTAACACGAATCTCTCGATCGATATCTAACTGTTCGGAATATACGCCAACCATCTGGCCACAGGCGATAAAGATGTTTTGCAAACGAAAAACAATTTCATCACATTTTCCTCGTAACTGGATGCGTTTCTCGCACTTGCCATCCAACCATGCTTGCGCCTCTTCCTGTAGCTGTAATGAAGCGTTATCCCTGTAGCTTTGCGGCATTTTCAGGCCGGTAAGGATAAACTTGTCACCGACAGAAAAATTAATGTCACCGGGGACTTTCAAGGCGTTTTCCTGGTCATTCTGCTTTAGTTTGAACTGTTTCAAGTCATTGTCCCAACTGTCTTCAACGATTGCAAGGTCATAGCCAGCCAAGCCGCCATCCTGGAATGTAACGATCACTTCCACCCCGTCCAACAGGCAATCGGTAAGATTGAAATCCATATCGGCAGCTCTCAGAGTGTAATCGTCGATCTTTTCTGTTACGGCAAACTCTCCTTTCGGAAAGATATGGTCGAATTGCATGGACTTTTCTATCCGGCCGTACTTCTCTACATTCTTTTCGATAGAAAGCAGACCATCAGGCAGAAGAAGATAATCCGCGCCATAATCGGGACCGAGATTCTTATCTGAACCGTATGGATAAAGAACCGTTACTGGTGGCGTATCATCAACAGCGGACACTTCCAGTTCGGTAAAACCCATTCCTTCGCCCTGTGCCAAGACAAGGCCGTTGCTTGAATACTCCCTCCTGCCGATATTTATTGTCTGGCCGGATATCCAGTATTCCGTATCCAATTCTTTAATGAGTTCGTCAAGTACCGTCCCGACTTTCTTATCTTTGAAAGAAAGGGTAACCATCCGGGATTCGATACAGGATCCGGCCACCCAACCAGATCCTGTACGGTTCATGTTTTTGACAAATAGGGTTAGCCAGTCACGGGCGGTACCGGTGTAATAGTCGAAGTTCTTTTTCCGCTCCGGTGTACCATGAAGGAAAAACTCTGCATCCAAAAGGTCGTACCGACTTGAATAGAACTGAACGGTATATTCCCAACCAAGAGATGTCTCCCTTTTCGTCACCTTCTCATTATGCCGGATCTTGTATTTTGTCCCTTCAAAGTCTATATAGTCGTTGATTTGAAGGTTTACCACATTTCGGGAAAGAAAATTCAGGGTAAGAGTGTCCTCACCCATAATCTCTTCGACCGTATAACTATTATCCTTCAGATAAACGTCACAAACTACCGTATTTCCGCGCTTTATTTCCATACTGCTAAATAACCTACTTATTTTTAGGCAATAAAAAACACGGCAACCGGATATATGACATTTTACCGGTTGTCGTGTTTTAATATATAAGGTAGATGTTCTGTTTATGGTAGATTTCTAAAGCGCAAGTCCACACGCGCCAAAAGTCGTAGACAACGCTGCAATCTCACACCAGAACATCGGCTTCGTTGATACAAAGTCCTGCCATATATTACCACTCAACCGTTTACTCATGCCTATTACCGTGTAAACGATAAAAGCCAGCCACACCGGAATAAGAACCCACCAGAAAGACGTGCAGCCAACCCATAGCTGAGAAGAAAGCAACGTCAATGCCGCCGATCCACAATGAATGCGGTTTATCCAAGTGTCTTTGAAATCAGGAGCCAAACCGACACCAATCAAACCGATACAGGCTGCGATCGCCAGCAACCGCATAGTAAAGGTTGTACTCATTTCCCAAATGACCGGGAATAGGAACATAGCCGTCAGTGCCATGCTTGCTCCAAAGATCAATTTATGATCAAGAGTATAATACGTCGCACTAATTGAGTACGGTACACCTTTTGCCTTTATACAAACTGCTGCCGTATAAACTGCGATAACCAAAAAAGAAATAATTAATAATAACATGATTTTCAAACTTTATTG